CGCAAAAGTTATAGGACTTCACATGGCTGGACCAAAGAAAGACGATATCGGATACGCATCCGTCCTCTGGAGAGAGGAAATTGAATTCCACCTACCCGCTTGTGAGAAAGAGTTTAATGAAGCCGACCTTCAAGGAGCATCCCTCTGCGAATTGGAAGACTTGAGACTCTACCCCGAAGGAGACGTCTATTACGACTATGCCGAGTTGGATGGACCCCCTACCATCTCTCCTTTGAAAACCGATCTGCGTACCTCCCCTCTTTACGACAAAATATTTCCTCACACCACAGAACCATCCCTTCTGCACGGAAATGATCCTCGCAATGAGTCAGGCACCACCCCCATGAAGTTAGGATTGAATAAATTTAAATCAATCAAGGAATTTCCCGCTGACATCAGACAAATCGTAGTAGACGACTACGTTTCCGAAATCGTTGAACTCACTTCGAGATGTTCAGGTCCACGTCGGACTTTAACTATGCACGAAGCGATCAATGGTATTCCTGGAATTTTAGACCCCATGAAATTCGACACCTCCCCTGGATTCCCGTTCACACGGCTCAAGAAAGGCAAAGGACGTAAATTTCTTTTTGAATCACTAGGCTTTTCCTCTACAGGACAAGAATTATTCAAACCCGGCCCCCTTCTACAAAATAAATTGGACCTCACTCTCCAAAAAGCCAAAGAAGAACGTATTCATTACGAAAACTACTTTGTCGACCAGTTGAAGGATGAAAGAAGACCTATTGCAAAAGTCAGACAAGCAAAAACGAGAGTTTTCAACATGCACAATGTTGCATGGCTTATTCTGAACAGAATGTATTTAGGCGCGTTTGTTGAGACGTATAACCAGATCGGTATACTAGCAGGAAACGGATTAGCGTTGAATCCGGAAGGAGCGGACGCGACGGAACTCATCAAGTACCTTTCCAGTGTAGGTAACAACTACTACGACGGAGATTTCTCCGCCTGGGACGGAACTTTTGATTCCAGTACTATCCACATGATGGCCGATGTCATCTACAAATGGTACGAATGGGTAGCGCCCGAGACAGACCTTCAAATGGTTTGGATGTGTTTAACATCTTTGTTTGACCGAGTCCACATTTGTGGAAAGACAGTATACAAACTCAACACGGGAATGCCTTCTGGACACTACATCACAGGAACAGGAAATACAGTTGGACACAATTGTAGGGATCGTTGCTTGTGGTTGATCATGACTAGAGCAATTAGACCAGCACTAGCTTCCATGTCAGCCTTTAAAACACATGTACGGACAGTAAAAACCGGAGACGATTCTATCGGAGCCGTGAGCAAACAGTGCAAGGATTTCTGGCATCCAGAACAACTCTGCAAAATGTATAAAGCACATGGCATCGTCTACACTCCCCCCCAAAAAGAGGAAGGAGTGACTTTCGAAAATGGTGGTTTTGTAAAATTGGAAGAACTTTCCTTCTTAAAAAGAACTTTTAGAGAAGATGAACGATTCCCAGGATACTACCACGCTGGAATGAACAAAACCATGACTATTCAAGAACTAGTCAATTGGATTCGATCAGGACAACCCCCTAAAGAAGCTCTTTCTTCCAACATTGAAGACGCCTTACGTTTTGCGTTTGGCCATGGAAAAGAGTATTTCGACGAGTTCCTCGGAACTGTTAAGCCCTTCTTGCAGGAAGAAGGCATGCCTCCCCCTAGAGTCAGCTGGACACAGTTGGACTATGAATGGCAAGTGGCCAATGGCCTCCTGTAGAACAGAGCTACGAAC